TAAGGGAATCCATTAACAAGTGTGCACATCCACGCCTCTCGTACAGCATAGAAATTATCTGGTAGTCTAGCCTCAAAGTTGTCAATATAGAGGATTTGTTCTTGAATCACATAAGTGGTTCTACCTAACTTTCTAAGACATTTGTCTAGATAGGTTGGGAACATCAAATCATCTACAGCTCCTGTATCAAAATAGCTTTTCAGCTCTTCCTTAACAGTGGAATAGACAGGCTCAGGAGAGACAAAATTATATTTGTAATAGTATGACATCTAATTTATTTTTTCCATTCACGATAAATATGCTGGTATTCATCGTTGGTTTTTATGTAGTGGGACAACAACCTGGATGTTGTTCGAGAGGGTTTGAAGTACCAAAACTCTCCATGCTTTAATCTTGCAGATTCTTTAAACCATATCCAGCCAAAGAAATAGCCTTCTGTATGATAATTAAAGTTGTAGATTAGTTTACCCTTCTCTTTAGTTTTCTTCCAATCAACTGGTAGGTTTACAAACTCCTTACCATCCTTGGATTTCATCTTTCTTCTCTTCTTCTTGTTAATTGAGAACTCACCAAATCCAAATGGAATTCTTGCTCTTTCTCCAGTTTCTAGTATGTATTCTTTGAAAGCATCATTGTAGGAATATATAATGTTTCTCCACTCATCAAAGCTTAGCTTTATTGATGGATGTTTCTTGCAAAAGTTGTTGTAGTTTTCTTTACTTGCGCTTCTCCAATCAATTTTTATACGCATTAGCTAGTTGGTTTTGCATTAGGTGCTTGTCCATCTATACCATCTCCATTGATATCAGTCTTTAACTTGAAGTAGGTTGAAAGTAGTTTTTGAGATGTAAGTTCTAGAGCTTGCTTTTCCAAATAACCAGGAAGTGCATATGGTTTATCAAGAGGGTTTGTGCACCACTCTTCATCTGTAGGACCACATCCACCACATCCTGTTTCAGGATACATCACTTCATTAGGAACATCTTGTTCAAACAAAGCAGAGATTCTGATAGCTTGAAGAAGAGGATCACTTACATATAGATAGTCATTTACAATCCAGAAGTATGATTCCTTCTTGATGATAGGAAGCTTGAGAAGATTTAGATAACGGTTGATTGTAATTTCCTTAAGCTTTGTTCCTGTACCACCCATAGCATTGATTGAATATACACCCTGGATGATATATTGATAGTTTCCTTCTGCAATGCGAGGAAGCTTAAATTTGCTTCTTGCTACAGTGCAAGGATCTTGATAATTGCAACATTCAGAAATAGGAACTTGAACCATCTCTAGGCAAGGGATTGTGGTAAACAAAGTACCAGTAGCCCAAAGCTTTCTAAGATTGGTTTCTCTTTTGATAAGCAAAAGAGCATTGTTCTTTATCTCAGATGCAACAGCGCGATCAGTAATAAGACTGTCTGTAGACAGAAGCTTATGTGTTGATCGCACATCTGAAACTAATTTCCTTAAAGTAGACATTATATGTACTGTTTGAATATATTTGTTATTCCATCATCGTAATCAAGAAGGAATCCAGTCACCTCACCTTTTGCTATTGTGTATCCATTCTTATCATCCCATCCACTTTTAGCTGTAGAGAAAGCAGGAAGTTGGAAGAACTTAATACCATTAAGATCTAAACTCACTTCGTGATGCTTATCTCCTGTAAAGATGTAGAAGTTATGATGGAATGACCATTCTTGTTTATATTCCATAGGGAATAGTCCAGCAAGTTTAGCAGGCTTTAAAGCATCTCCATGATTGAACATGATTGCCGAATTACCATAACTTACATACTTTCTATATCTAGGAGAGATGTCAAAAGTTACACGGTCTTCATTTCTATAATAAGTTTGTAACCAGCTAGCCAAATGCCAACCTACAAACTCATCATGATTACCTGCTACAAAGATCACCTCAACCTCATCGCTTTTCTGAAGAAGCAAATTAATCACATTCACCTCATGATCACATATCAACTCAAAAGCTGTGTGATAGGAAAGAATGTTCTGTTGAGGAGTTCCTTTTGTAGTGGTGTTTGTGAACTCACTATTGAACTCATCCGATCCAATGATGTATTTAATATCTGTTAGATTATTAGATAGAGATGCCTGATTTAAGATGATTTCCACCTTTTGGATAAAGGTTCCAAATCTTTCTTCTATATCATTATTCCCTTCAATATCTAGTTTGTTTAGGTGAGAATCTTGTTTATTGATAATTAAACAAGCTTCTAGTTTAGCCAGATCAAACTTAGGAGCTACTATTTGAGGAGAACATGGTTCGTAGTTCTCAAGAAAAGCAACAAAACTATCTTGAAATACTTGTTCGTTCTTCTTCTTTCCTAGCCAAGCTTTAACCTGCCAGTGGGGTTGTTCACCATTTCCCCAGTAGTTTTGGACATACTTAGTGATTTCCCACTTGTCCGTATCAATGTTACACTTTTCGATTAACTCATCAAGTGACCTGATTTCTTCTTTACTGTTAAATACTACTTCTCCTGTTCCCTTTTGTACATCCTCAACAAATCTTACAATTGTTTCTTCTAGCTCACTTACATAGTTTGCAACTTCTGCTTCATTATCTACAGATCTTAATTCTCTCAACAAATCATCCACCACAGATTCTGAAACTCCAAGCTTTTCAGCGTAGAATTTCTTGCTTTTTTTCCAATGCAACAACTGTTCTAGCTGCTGTAAAAGACTCTGGTTTTCAGACATATTCCTTGTAGTTTAATTAAAAATTGCGGTAAAGATACGAAAACTTTTTTATAATTTCCAAATTATTTTAACCAAGGAAGTTATTGGTACTAACTAAATTGGTTATAAATAAAAACTCCCAGGGGTAAAAACCCCCAGGAGATACCCTGTAAAACCAACAAAACAGGGTTTTTGATTACTTTATACAGGAATAGTAGTGGTGGTAGTTGTGCAACCTGGTACATCTAGTGTAACCACAAGACCATCAGCAGGAACATAAAGAAGTGTTCCTTGGCAAGCACAAACATCAACAGTATCTCCATCTGCAACACTAGATTCTTGATATGCCTCAGCACAATCTGTGTAGGAGAAATCTACTGTATTCCCAGAATCATTTTTAAGGCTATATCCTACACATGTGCAGGATAGAGGAGACACAGGAATATCTATGTAATTGGTACACAATGAGTTAACTGACATCACTCTAATTGTAGTGGTCCCATCAGGAACCAAAGAAGAAGGATATCCTGCTATCAAAGATGCTTTGCTCACACCTGTTTCAAATGCTGTGGTATATCCATCTAAATTTGAGAACAGGTTGAAGGGACCTGTGTCAGTCCCTGCAGTTGTTAAAGTTATTAATACAGTCATATCTATTTGGTTTTTAGAATTAACAAGGTCCAAGTGCTGTTACTGTAGCAGCTCCATAATATGTTACTAGAGTTCCAGTGATGGCACAGAAATAGTCATTTGTAAATACAGTTTGAGTGAAGACATTACCAGTTGCACAATCTTCCCATTCAACGGTTACACTTTCCAAAGGACCTACATTTTGTACCAAATAATATGTACAACTTGGACCAGGATATTCTGTAGTGGTTGTAGTGGAACTAGTAGAAGTGGTTGTAGTTGTAATACATCCAATACCACCATCTGTAACATTTAAGTAACCAAGAGGATCATAGAATGTCAAGGAATCAACACATGCACAAACTTGAACAGTAGCATCTTGAAGAATATTCACAAATTGAGCCCCACCATTACAATCTGTATAGAAAACATCAAAATCTAACAAGCTAGATGTGTTCTGAAGTGTGTATGTATGGCACTCACAGAAAGCTGTTGTTGTAGTGGTAGTTGTTGTTCCACATCCATCACAATCAGAATCTTGTGTACAGCTTAGTCCACATCTTGTAATTACAACATCAGGACTAATGCTAACTGGAACAGTACCATAGTTAACACAAATAAATAGTGGTACTCCAGGTGTTAAGATATCTTCAGCTGAGCCACTTCCACATTTACTATAAACTACACCTTGTTCTGCATCACCAGTATTAGTTACATTATAGCACTCACAAGGATAAGGAGTGGTAGTAGTTGTTGTAGAAGAAGTGGTAGTTGTTGTACAAGGATTAGCAGGATCTACACTTATAACAAATCCTGATACAGGAGTGTAAGTGATTGTATCTTCACAAGCACAAATCAGAGCGTCTATTCCATTTAATATTTTATGGGATACAAGTACTCCATTACAATCTCTATAATATAACCACACAGGAATTCCTGAATCATTGCTTACAATATATGTTGTACATATACAAGGGAATTCTGTTGTAGTGGTGGTTGTTGTAGAGCTTGTACTTGTTGTTGTAGTGGTACAAGGAATAACACTTTCAATATATGCATTGTTCAACACTAATGAAGGAGGAATAATACATCCTGTTTCAACAGTGTTTCCATTACCAATAAATCCTCCAACAAGTCCTCCCCCACAAGCTGTTGCTGTCCAGCTAGAAGGATCAGAAGTTCCATGCACAAAATAACTTAAGCAAGGACCGCCATATTGAGTGGTAGTTGTTGTGGTGGTTGTAGAAGATGTGCTAGTGGTTGTGGTTGTGGAAGATGTTGATGTAGTTGTTGATGTAGTGGATGTAGTTGTACAGCTTCCACAAAGTTCAGCAGGAACTACATCAATAGTGGATGTTCCCTCTACAAGAACCAATCCTACTGTTCCTCCTAAAGCACATATAAATTGTCCTCCTACGCTTGAAATAGTTTGTTGTTGAGGAGTGCCATAACAATCAAGCCATGCAAGTGTTCCTGGAATTATGCCAATTTCTGATACAAATACATAATAACACTGACAGCTAGAGCAAACCTCATTACTGAAATATCCACCCCCTGTTCCAGTTTTAGTAATTGGATGAGCAGTGCTAACAGAATAAATAGCTTGTGTATCTCCTGGATCAATTGTAATTGTGTAGTTTTCTCCACAAGGAGTAAATTCAAATGTTGCTGAATCTATTCGAGAACCATAGAATGTATACAATAAACAAGGACATGCAGTGGTTGTTGTGGTGGTAGTACTTGTACTAGTAGAACTTGTAGTGGTCGTACTAGTGGTTCCTGCACAACAAGCCTGCAGTTCGCAAATCTTCTCATCTAACTTCTGCAGTATAAGCGAGAGGTCATCGCACGTATGAATTCCAGAGCAAGGAAGATTTGGACCAGTATATCTTACATTGTCTGTTCCTATATTAATTTCAAGACATGGATCTACTCCACATCCAGTTTGTTCAGGACCATAACAAGGCATTCCAGGTACACAAGACATTTATATTGATTTATTATATTAAGGAATATATATGATGTAGTGAGAAGCCCAAACAGGTTGAATATTTGGATGAGGAAGCCCACTACCAGCAGTACCTACAGTGTTATCAATAGTGACATCGCTTTGAGCAGGACTTGTCAAACCAACACTAGCTGTACCACTTACACCAGCAAGATTGTAACTTGTATTTCCACCGTAAGTAGCAGTTTGAGCAATAGGTGTTGTTGCACTTAATCCTATCTGACTTCCAGGCTTAGAAACAAAGTGACTATGATCAGTTGATGTAGCAACAGATGTAACAGTGTGGGAGTGAGTAGGCATTTGAGAAGGAAGCAACGTAACCTGATTTGCTCCTAAAGCTGTGTTCAAAGAATATGTAGGGTTACCAGCAATTGCAGGATCTACAGCAGGATTGTAAGGAGTGCTACCCATTGAAGTGGTTCCAACCAATACCCTTCCTCTAAGGTCAGGAGTACCGTTTTGTCCATTACATAAGTAGATATTCACCCAGTCTCCTGTACCAGCACCTGTACCACTAAAATAACTTAGAGAACCAAAATAAGGAACAGCTACATATGGAACCATCTTATTTTTAACAAGTGTAGAGGTTCCAATACTGTCTAGATATGCTTGAATCAAAGCATTCAACTCAGACTTCTTAACATAGTTAGTGCTAAGGTCAAGAGCTAATGCAGTGAGTGCAGAATTTACAGAACAAAGTTTGGTGATGGTAGCTTGTAATACATCATGTGTATCAGAAGAATTTACAACACCAGATAGGCAGCTTACATTATAATTTGCATTCAAGATAGCAAGTTCTGCTACAACAGCATCCACTTGATCTTGAAGATCACAAGAAGCCTTAATCAAAGCTATAGAGATATCAACAATAGTAAGATCTCCACATGTAGGAAGATATTTCTGTACAAGATTACAGATGATTTGTGGATCAATTACTGGCTTAATTCCTGTACCATCTAATGTAGATGTGAGAAACTCAATAAGAGCTTGCTCTACATAGGATAAAGAATCTCCAGTTTCAATTCCCAAAATGGGAACATTCACACCAGTGTATTTTACGCATTTGTCTGAAACAATTTCAGGACAACCATTATAGCAATTCGAGCAGCTCATTTATTTATATTTTAAAATTTTAACTCTGCTAGCAATCTGTTTTACAGTAAAATTTCTAGCATAATCTGGGTTACAAAGCTTGTATGTTAATATTCTCTTATAGTTGAGAAGGTCATTAATTGCTGTAGCAGGAACTGGTCTATTCAATAAATAAACAATGTTATTGTATAGATCATCTCCTGTTTCCTTTAATTTGCAATCAATGTCTGCAAGTAATGGGAGAATACTAGAACATTGAACACAATCTGAAAGCCTTGGTGATAGCATCTTTAAAACGTTTTACACCTTTGGTAGCAGCAATGTTGCAGGCTGCACAAAGGCCATTTATTAATTGACATCCGCATCCTACGGATAATCCACATTTTCTACAGTTTGCCATATTAGTAGAAGTTTATGACGTAATTATTACCAGAACAATTGCACCCACTTCTAATAAAGTTATTCAGCATCATACGCGCTTGTTCATACAGTTTATTAGCTGTATCAGCAGCACAATTGTTTGCTGCAGCAATTGATCCTTGGATAAAGAAATATATTGTGTTTAAGTTAACCTTTGCCTGTGTTTTAATAGCCAAGTCACATTCCATCATATCCAATCTCATGAATGCTTCATCAAACTTCTCTTGTAGCTGATCAACACGCATGATTGATTTCTCTACAAAGTTTTCATAAGCAGGAGCCACTGAATATTTTAGATAGTAAATTCCATCAGGTAGGGGCAATAGAGGTTGCCCAGGATCTGATAGACCGAGGGAAGATGAATTGAAAATATTAAATTCGTTGGGAGTAAAAGGAAGACTCACAGTTCCAAAAGAAGGAACAGTAATCTCAATTGTAGGCGAACTTACAACAGGAGGGTTTGTTGGATATACAGAAGCATCAGCAATTCCTAATGTTTGTACATTATATGTAGGAAGTACTAATATATCTAATTTCAGTGTTGACATAGCTGCTTTAAAATAAATATGCCAGAGGATTGAGTTTTAATCCTCTCACCTCTGGCATAGGTTATATGATATTATTTACAACTCCCCTATTATGGAATAAGTGTAGAAGTGGTAGTTGTAGTAGGCCATACAGTGGTGGTAGTAGATGTAGTTGTGATACATGTATTGTCACCAGGGATAGTACCTAGAGCAGCAGTCAGAATTGAGTTAACATCAGAAGCAGCATTTGATCCAGCTGGAACAGCAATGATCACTGTGCTATCTTCTTCAATGTAGTCACCCCACTGATAAGCAGCTTTGTCATACTCATTGAATCTGATATAGAAAGTGTCATAAGTAACACCATCAGTTACCCAACTCTCAAAGTTTTCGTTGTAACCCACCATTCTGTAGAGGTGCTTCAAGTAACCAGCTTGGTAGCTGTAGAAGTTTTTCTCCAATTGTTGGATCTCAGCAGAAGTACCATCAGCGTAAGAAGAACGCTGTACAACTACAGGATCAGCAACAACGTTACAAGCATCTGCTACAATGAAGTCAGCAGTTGTTGCAGGTCCACTGTACACGAATGTACGGAACCACATTCTGTCATACTCGAAAGGAAATGCAGCAACATCACAAGGCTGTCCGTATTTAGTAAGAGGCTTACCAGTGATACGCAAGAAAGCGTTTTGATCGTTACCAACTCTTTGGAATTGATAGAATTGGCTCAAATAGATGTTGTCAGGGTTGTTACCTGGAGCATGCAATTCAAGAGCTACAATGATTTTGTCGATCAATGCAGGAATGTCTACTAGATCACAAGGATCAGCACCACAATCGCAACAAGGAGCTTGTACAGTTACACTACGAGTGAAACCATTGAAGTACAAAGTATCCAAGTAACTAGAGTGAGCACGAAGTGTAAGAGTGACGATATCACCACATTTTACATTCCAGTTAATTACATCTGTAATCTGAGTTACAGGAGTAGGGCAACCGTTTACTTTGTAGAAATTAGTTACGTTACTCTTACAACCAGTACCAGAAGGACATCCTTTGATCTTGTCAGAGCGCTTTGAACCTTGCAAGTAAGTGTTTGTTCTACCTTGAGCTACATAGAAGTAGGAAGAGGCAGCGATGTTAGCAGCAGTAGCAACAGTGTAGTCAGACTTGAAAAATCCAACTTCACCAGCAGCAAGGTCTTGAGTAGAACCACTATCAGCAATATCAGTGTTGACAGGAACCACGAAGACCGTAGTTAATGAAAAATCAGCCATTTTGTTTTATTTTAATTGTTAAAAATGCTTATTCGTTCGTTTGAATTCTGAACTGAGCAGACTGTACAGCAGAAGCATTTTCAGTGTACATTGCCAAGTTTTGAACTGTTAAGTCTAGAAGTTCATCTTCCAGATAAGTCTCAAGTTCACAGTCTTGGTCAATTGATGGGGTTCCATCAAATCTAACATATCCAGTTTTATCAATGTATTGTGGGTATCTCATGTATGAAATATAAATCTTTGTAGGGGTAAATGTACCATCTGTAAAGACTGAGATTTCATCAGATGAAAGAAAGTTGAAAGTTTCTTGGTATTCGAAAGAAGGCTTGTAATGATCGTTATTCAGAATGAATTGAAGATCACCATGCTTAGCCAAGTCTCTGTTAATCCAGATCTTTCTATCTTTACATCTTCCCTTGTCAGCAAGTACATAACTATCGATATAGAACATATACTTTGGATCTAACAAGTGTAGATTCGCAAACCATTGATTTAGTTCAACATTCTTGAGACGTAGCTCAAGAGGTTGGTGATTATAAGTTATCACCAAACTTTGTAGGTCTTCATAACGCTTTTTAAAAGCATCTAGACCCAGACCATTTATCACGCTTAGACCATCAACCTTCTGTTTAATCAGCTTGATCTGTGCCTCATTAAGAGCCAAGATCTTATCTTCGAGGTTGATTTGCTGATGATCATTGGTTGATAGTTTATTTAGTCGTTGGTCGATTTTATACAATAAACTATCTACGGATATCATACAGAAGCGAGTTTTTTAGTTTTTAACTTGCCTTCTAATGTCAACAAATCATCCTGGTTGTCATCATCAGCAAGATGTTTAATCAGTCCATCCTCATCAATTGCCACTTCATATTCCCCTTCATAGATTCTACCATTAGGTTTCACTCTATAAATGGAGTGTGAAATAGCTTGTTTAACAAGGTCCTTAATATGGAGTAAGTTTTCCTTCATGTCAGCAAAGCGGTTGAATACTTCTACAGTAGACAATCCTTGATATTTGCCAGACTTGAATTCAGTTTGTTTGAGAATGTTATCCACCTGATTATATACAAAGTCTTCTTTTGAAGAGTCTGTAACAGGAAGACCTAACAATCTTGCAACTTTTTTCTTCTTCTCAGGACTCATTGCATCAAACTTAGCAATAGCCTTGTTGATAAGTTGCTTCTTCTTGAACAACACAGCATTTTCAATTTCATCATCAGCTACGTAGAATTGAATATCAGCAGGATACTCACCACGCTCCCAAGCCTGATAGCTAGAAGCAATTGTTGGGTGAACACGTAACCAAGAGAATGCTAGTTCCTGAAGAGGCAGATTAAGATCGAAAAAGTTATCACCATCTATTAATTTAACAGGTTGCACATGCAATGAATCTTCAGAAGAAGTAGAAAGTCCATAGTTCCAAAACTTAGAACGAGGTCCTAAATCAATTCCTCCTAATTCAGACTCAAGCTTTGCTTTCAAGTTTGTAACACGTTCAATCTCAAGCTCTTTCTCAAGAGGATCTGAGATTCTACGGATGTAAGCAGCTTCAGGATCAAGTCCTGTTCTGTATCTTCCATCCAATTCCTTGTAAGGATATTTAAATACCCCTGTACCAGGAATCCTAGTTAGACCTTTCAACGATAGGCCACCTTGCATTGTTTGCAACTGAGAGTTGTTGTACTCTTTTTTAATAGTAGAGATTTTACCTAACTTACCCATATGTAGTTTATTTTATTTGGTTTATTGGTACTGTTAGTACCTATTTTAGCAGAGTGATTCCCACCGAAGGGAGAGCTATTGGAGAATTCCTCCAATCCAACACTCTGTGTGAGAAGAGCTCCCCCACTCTGAAGTGGGGGGCATTCTCTCCTCGATATTTGTCTAAGGATATTATCCTTAGGGGTTTGTTATTAGAATTGTGGGATTTCCTCAATCAAGACTGTACGAGACAAGTCCTCAATGAATACATCACAACGATCCTTCATCCAGATTTCATATCCTGGGAATTTGTTCGCAGAGCTCATACCCTGAGACTTAGCAAAGCCTAAGTGGTGACGAGTTCCATCGATATAACCCCAAGTC